AGGAAAATTTCTTCTCCTCTCACGTGTTGAAAATAATTGCTAAACTATAATATGAAAACAACTTAGCCTATTTTAATTCACAAGCACCTCCGGCGCATCCCTGAGCGGCAGTCGTGCCAACATCCACCAGCTGATCCTCCCATTCAACCTCTTCCCAGTCAACGGGCTTGATATCCCGCAACTTCTGCCAGCGGTGGAATAGCGATACATGTTTCAAACAGCATTCCGTTTTATTCAAGTCACCACCAAGGTACTTGTTCGCGAATTTCTTGAACCGACGAACCCAGTCCACCTTCCTATCCACGATAGATTGAAGGTAGGAGGATATCGCGTTCACATCACTGATCATCACCCCGTTCACGTTAACCAACAACTTTCCGTCATCAGTAAGATGCTTGGAAATGAAATCCGTTATATCACTTTTCGTCAATGTTAAATGACGATTATTTCTTCCCATCGCCACATCACAGGCCAGCCAGAGGTTATCATCGAACACGGATAAACCGTCGATTATCAACCCACCAGCCAGAATCGCTCCCGCACCATATCTTTCAGCCAGCTCCGTTTCATCCAACACGCTCGTGTAGGGTGCTTGCGGGTATAAAAGATCCCCTCCTTTCGGCAGGAAACTGATGCCGGAAAACACATCGCAGTTTTCCCACACGTAATCCTTCACTTCATCCCATTCATTCTCTCGAACGGTAACCGTGTTACTAACATTCATTCTCATCCAAGCGAAATCAGGGTGCGCTTTATAAAATGGATGATCGCGGTTCGTCCCCTCTTCCACCCAGTTTTCTTTCGTGAGTTTAACCAATTTCAAGAAATCTATCGCGGTTGATTCATCGCTTGTCAACACTTGATCGCCCAGCTCAACCGGGAAAGAAACCACGCTTTCCACGTCCGGATTGTAGGCTGAAGGTTTTACCATGAACGGATTCTTTTCCTTCAGCACTTGGAATGCCTGTTCCGTGTTATTGGCCTGAATGTTTCTTATAAATCTTTTGAAGGGGAAGAAATGAATACCCGAGCTGGTACAGCCTAGTAACTGACTTGAGTTACCTGACGGCTTGATAACCGTGCAACGTGCGGCCGGATTGATACCTAATTCCTTCGCCATGATTTCATTCATTTCCCGGACTTTCGTCGCCCCATTTCTTTGAACTGAAGGATCGAACAGAATATCCGGGTTCTCACACATCCCGGTAATACCGACGCCGATCAAGGCGTCCCTTTCCGCGATCCGTTTCGTGGTATCGGTTAAAACTTTGAAATTGGTATATGATGCCTGTATCGTTCCCAAAATGGAGGCCGCCTGGCACGCCTCATAGAATTCTTTCGGTGTTTTAATCTTCGATCCGTTGATCTCGGTTAGGTTACAGAAAAACCATCCGTATCGGATCTGCCCATCCACCTCTATCTGTGGATAACCTGATACTTCACAACACGGATTGTACACAACATCGGGGTGTTTTGAAAATATAACCCCCGGTTCACCAAACTGTCTTATGGCGTCAAAAATAGCTTCATACACCTCCTTCGGTGTTGATGGTAGGATGATCGCGCTATTATTCGCCCTCGCCAGTTCCGGGAACTCACTGAACCAATTTCCCGTCTTACAGAAGAGCATTTCCTTGTCATCAGCATCAAACTGGGATAGAAGCGCAGAACGACGAATGCCCCCGGAAATTACGGCATCAGCTATCAAACAAGCCAACCGATGTAATTCGAACGGTGTTGCCTTCCGGCCCCTAATTTTCTTCAGCACGCTATCCATCCTATCCAGGCACTTCTTCAAGGGTTCAGGGCCGGGTGCTTTGAATCCGCCTGAAATATATGATCCCTTCAGCCTTATTTGCGAATAATCGAATATCACCTCGGGTAATCCAAAATAATGTGATTTCACCCTTTCGTTCACAGCGTAAGACCACCCTTCAACCGAATCCGGGATAACGTAAACTTTTTGCTGGGAGGTGTCAACCCCCTTCACTTTGGGTAATTGATTCGTATGCACTTTTTGCACCGAGTAACCGCAGCCGGCACCACAAAGTAGGAGGTACATTAATTCCTGAAAGAACTCCAATCGATTAACATATGACCCGCTACAGTTGTAACTTCGGGCGTGGTGACGTAACATCGACGGGCCACCGTACTGAAGCGCACGTTGAGATCCCAGGATGATTTGTTGGAGGTAAAGGTCGCGAGAGAAACTAAGGCGTTTTATAACTGATTCCAGCGCGTCACCTTGAAGTCCCAGTTCGAACTCCGCGTGATCCCTGTGCATCGCCATAACTCGATCCACACTCTCCTCCCATGTTTCCTTTTTCCCATTTTTAGTTTGTGCGTACTTGCTAATGAAAATATAACTGCCTATCTCCTTTCGTTTGTCCACGATTTCATTCATACTTTTGAATTTAGAAATATCCGTATCAAATAACTTCCTCGTCACGGGGAACCACCCGGCACAAGGTCATATTCCCTGATTGAACTATCAGATCAATTCTCTCCAAGGATATAACCCTCCCTTTCCGTGCCAATTCCCGCAAAACGGAATTAAAGATACGATTTTCTAGCACGATAAACAAAGGTTTTGGCTTTCTTTCTGGGTCTAATTCACAAGCCCGCCTCTCATACACCATGTGGTTCTGAATCCTCTCTAAATCAGGTAAATACGGTTCTAATGTTATTAACTTGTTAGCGCAAACCATGGCCTTGCCGCCAACACCAACCTCAATATACAGTTTCGGTTTCTTCTTTGACATTTTCTTTACTTTTATATGGTATGAATATAAGTTCTTTTTTGGCCCGCGTTACCGCGACGAATTGCAAGCACTTCTCTCCGTATAACGCCAGCTCGGTGGTCGCGTACTTGCTCGGGATCAATTCATGAAATCCCAGGAGGAATACTTTGTCAGCCTCCAACCCCTTACTCTTATGTATAGTGGAAAGGATGATATTTTCCTTATTTTCGTCATCACTGAATATATCCTCGACCATTCCCCTCACCTTCATCATGGATCCGGTTTCAGCGAACAGTATCTTCAGAATCTCCACCTTTTCCAACAGTGAAACATAGGCTTCGTTAGCGGAGAAATTATTAACGCCTTTCTCCTTCAATTCCTCCCTCTTTTCATATAGGAGGTTTATCAGGTCACGTACCGTTTCAACCCGAAGTAATATACGCAGTAACCCGTCTCCGTAATCCTTACCTAGAATCAGTGATTTCTTCCCGTTTTTAAGTAATTTGATGAACGATTCAACCAATGGCAGGTTGTTTCGACATAAAACGTAGTCGCCCGCCCTGACTTCCTCTATCGTTCCCGGTCTGACCACACCGTCAATCGCGTCATCACAAGCCTCAATGTTCTCCGAGTATTGACGTGCGTACTCGACCACCTTTCTGGGGCATCTATATGAAATGCTTAACGGCAGTGACACCGTGTTCGACATGTTTTCAAACGCCTTGAATGAATCAACCGAGCTCCCTTGGAACCCATAGATTGCCTGCGAATAGTCGCCACACACCACTAATCTACCGTTCGGTTTCAGCATCCTCAATATAAGTTCTCTCTGTAGCGGGTTCAAATCCTGTGCCTCATCACAGAAAATGACATCGTATTTCTGATACAGTGTTTCGGGAATATATTTCCACGTGAGATATAATTGGTCCGTGAAATCAATATCCAATGATTGAACTTTCAGCCCGTTTGTTTCCTCTTCAATTTTCTCAACGAATTTTTTCATATCCTCGTAGTAGGACAGATCGAAATCGATATCCCACCTGAGACATGCCTGTTGTATGCCCTCCATGTCATTTATTGATAGAAGGTTGACTCGTATAAGGTTCCATATCCTCGATATGTTCATGATTCTCGCGTTCACCCCTTTATCATCCAACTTCTCACTGAAGTTCAAATATTTCTTACAAATGGAATAATCCCTCCATTTTGAAAGTTTGAACCGGCATTTCTTATTTCGGAGTAACGTGGAATACGCTTTACTGTGTATCGTTTTAACCTCACCACGACCCATCACCCGGCTTTCCAATTCATTAACAATGCTTTTATTAAAAGCCAGAAAGAGGGATTCCTTGTATGAGGGGGTCGCTTCAAGCAACCGAAGCAACATCGTAGTTTTGCCAGATCCGGCAGTTGCGTTCACGAATATGTTACTCGTCGTGTTCAAATAAGTTTCCAACACCGCTTGTTTATACCTATCTAATTTCATTATTACAGTTTTATGTTTATTTTCAACACCATAAAGATACACTTTGTTTATCAGATAAACAACTATTTCACTCGATTTTTCATTCGATTCAGAAGCATGTAATTGATATCAATGCCACTCACATCCACGTCAATCCCCTTGTTCACCGCGTTCGTTACCCGCTTCTTCGCCTCCAGCATCTCACTCACATCCTGATCTATGGTTTCCCTGCATAGAAGGTAAAACACGTTGATGCTATTTTTCTGACCCATTCTTTCCAACCGCGAGTTAGCCTGATCCAATATGGCGAACCTATCTGGCAGCTCTATGTACGCGAGGTTACTACAACACTCCTGCAAACCATCTGTCCCAGTGCCCACCGCGTCAATATTCGCGAACAGAAATTGTTGATCGTCCGTTTTAAAACTTTGAACCACCTCGAACTTGGCTTTCGCTGACATGCCACCTTGTATTATGGGTGCCTTGTATTTATCAGCCAACCGTTTCAAAGGTTCCCTTCTAACTCCGAACACCAACAATTTATCCTCCGATATCTCCTTCCATTCATTCAGAAACACCTCGATATCCTTCATCTTCCCTTTAACAGATAGTTCCTTTAACGTGTTAAGTTTAACTAAATGTAACGCGTTCTCCGCCTTTTCAGCCTTCTCCACGTCGATATTGCTCAGATAATCGATCAAATCGTTCTCCGCTTTCTTGTATTCCCTCTTATTACTGCACCCCATTTCCACGACCTGCTCAATCATAGGTGGTAACTCGGTTAGAACCTCTCTCTTCTCCTTTCTGAAGTAGCATGAATTCGATATGATTCTGTTTAACTCCAACGTGTTACTGGCACACGTTACATCCCATCCGTAAAGTTGACCGTTCACCATCCTCCGTTTGGCGTTACAATACCTGTACACGAAATCCTGCCACGTGGAGAATAATTTCGGGAACCACCCGGTTATGTTCAGTATATTAATCAACTCCGCTGGCCGGTTAAGTATCAAGGTTCCAGTCAACGGGTATATCAGATCGGCATGAGGTACCAGTTTCTTCACCATCTTACTCCTGATGCTCTTATCATTCTTGCACATGTGCGCTTCATCCAAGAACACACCCGCCCACTCCGTCATGAACAGTTCCCTGAATCTAACCTGAATATCAGATTCCTCCTTTTTCTTCTTACTATACAGGATGTCATAAT